AAGAATCACACACTTATAAACAAAATTTAGAGGCTATAGACAAATCTGTTTTATCTTTAGTACCTGCTAGATTTTTAGTTGATTATTTTAATCATCCTAAAGTTGAATATTTTTCTCATGGGGTGAATACAAATGATTTTTATCCTATAGATAAATTACCTCCTACAAATCCTAAATTATTAATGGTAGCTGCTAATGGATTAGGTGGTGACTCTGGATTTGATAGAAAAGGATTTACATTTGGGTTAGCATTAGCTATGAAACGTAATTTAGAAATTACTATAGCTGGCCCTAGTTTTAACAAAATATTTTTTAATCAACATTTATGGATGTTAAATTATTCTAAGTTAAACTTGGTTTTTGACACTCCTAATAGTAAATTACTAGAATTATATCATAACCATGATATTTTTATACATCCTACTATGTTAGAAGCAGGCCATCCAAATTTAACAATGGTTGAAGCGGCAGCTGCTGGTTTACCTTTAATAGCAAATTGGGAATATGAAACTGTGTTTCATGGTGCTTGGAGATCTCCTCGTGATGTATTTGAAATGGAAAGAGGATTAGATGATATTTTAGAAAATTTTGATTTTTATAGACAAAGAGCTATCAACACTGGTTTAGAATTAGATTGGAAAAATAGGACTAAAGAATTAATAAAAGTATATGAAAGAAGTTTTAATTAAAGAATACAATAATTTAGAACAATTAAATATTCCTTACAAACAAGAGGAAAATAAATTTTATATTAACTTTATTCAAGGAGCAAAACTTGAAACATCAGGTAATATAGAAAAAAGATATATTGCTAAATTTACTGATTTGCTTCATAATAAATTAATCCATGAAAGCGAAATTAATAACAATATGTGGACCAAAACAAACATCCAGTATTTTATTAATTGGAAAGTAGAAGTTATAGATAAAGAAACAAATAACATTGTTTTTGAACATTGTTATAATGCTGAAAATAAAAGAGTTTATATTCACTTTGAAAGTTCAGCTATTGGAGATACATTAGCTTGGTTTCCTCAAGTTGAAGAATTTAGAAAGAAAAACAAATGTAAATTAATAGTTTCTACATTCCATAATAATTGGTTCCAATCACAATATCCAGAAATAGAATTTATAGAACCAGGAACTGAAGTATTTGATTTATATGCTATGTATTGTCTTGGTTGGTTCTATAATGAAGATAAAACTGTTGATTATAACAGATCACCTATTGAATTTAAAAAACATCCTTTAGGTGAAACTGCCTCTTCTATGTTAGGAATATCATATAGAGAAATAAAATCTAAAATAGATGTCCCTGATAAAGAAAAACAAATTGATGGAAAATATGTTGTAATTGCTCCTCATGCTTCCGCTCATGCTAAGTATTGGATGTATCCTAAAGGATGGCAAACAATTATTGATTATTTAAATGAACAAGGTTACAAAGTAGTTATGATTACTCATGAACGTTTAGGTGATGATTGGCATGATTCTAAACTAGGAGGAACATTAACTGGAGTGATTAATAAAACTGGTAATTATCCTATTGAAGATAGAATGGTTGACATTAAACACGCTGATGCTTTTATAGGTGTTGGTAGTGGATTAAGTTGGATGTCATGGTCAATAGGAACACCTACTGTTCTAATTTCAGGATTTAGTGAACCATATACTGAATTTTTAGATTGTGAAAGAATATTTAATTATGACACTAATGTATGTACCGGATGCTTCAATAAACATTGGCTAAACCCAGGCGATTGGGAATGGTGTCCTGAACATAAAAATACACCAAGACATTTTGAATGTACTAAAACAATTAAACCCGAACAAGTAATAAAATCATTAAATAAAATATTAAAAATACAATGAAAGAAACAATATTAATAACAGGAGTAGCAGGATTATTAGGTAGTCGATTAGCTGATTGGATTATAGAAAACAAACCCGAATATAAAGTAGTTGGGATTGATGATTTATCTGGTGGGTATATAGAAAATGTACATAAAGATGTTCATTTTTGGAAAATGGATTTAACAGATAAAAACATTGAAAATTGCTTTAAAATGTTTAATCCAAAATATGTTTTTCATTTCGCGGCTTATGCTGCTGAAGGATTATCTCCTTTTATTAGAACTTATAATTATACAAATAATTTATTAGCTACGGCAAATATTGTTAATAATTGTATTAATCATAATGTTAAACGTTTAGTATTTACCTCAACAATGGCGGTATATGGTCATGGTGAAGGAGGTATTTTTCATGAAGATATGTCTCGTAATCCTATTGATCCATATGGTGTTGCTAAGGCTGCTTGTGAGCGTGATATTGAAATAGCAAATGAACAACATGGTTTAGATTATTGTATTATTCGTCCCCATAATGTATATGGTGCTAATCAAAATATTTGGGATAAATATCGTAATGTATTAGGTATTTGGATGTATTATCATATGGAAGGTCAACCAATTACTATTTTTGGTGATGGTACTCAAAAACGTGCTTTTAGTTATATAGATGATAGTTTAGAACCTTTATGGAATGCTGCTATTAAACCTGAAGCCTCTAAACAAATTATTAATTTAGGAGGCATTCACGAATATAGTATTAATGAAGCAGCAAATATACTTTCAGAAGTATTTGGTGGTGCTGAAAAAGTTTATTTAGAAGGTAGACATGAAGTACATACAGCTATTCCTACATTCCAAAAATCAATCGATATTTTAGGTTTTGAACATAAAACAGATTTAAAAGAAGGTTTAATTAAAATGTGGGATTGGGTTAAACAACAACCTAAAAGAGATAGATTTGTATGGGGAGAATATGAAATTGAAAAAGGAATATATAGTTTTTGGAAAAAGTAATATTTATCAATAAATAAAACATGGCAACTTTAAATCCATCAAATGTAGTAAACGGTAATACAATACAAGCATCTGATATTTTACAATTATTTGAAGCTTTTGGTACAGGATCTCAAAATATTACTGGATTAAGTCTAACAGGTAGTATAACTAATGCTATAACAGCTTTAACATCTTCTATAACCAATAATATTGTAGTACCAACTACTCCTTCAGGAGTTTATTATCCTGTAATCGTTGATGGAGCTGGAACTAAACCCCCAAAAATATTATCAACATTCGAACTTTCAGGCAGTGTATTAAATAATATTACAGCATCTCGTGCTATTACTGCTTCGTTTGCTTCTAATTCTACGGTTACTCAAGTTAATGCTCAATATTATGATAATGGAGTAAATACTATTCCCGCTGATTTTAAATTTGTAGCAGGTAAAGTAGCTATGACTAGTGGAGCTGCTACAAGTAGTATATTTACTAATTTGATTGGTAAAGTATTAGGAGATACAGTGTGGATTAATGCTTCTTATCCTGAAGCATTCTCAACTACCCCAGGTCAATCCCTTCTTAAAGTTAATGTATCAAGTAGTGGACAAGTATTAATTAGTAGTGCTCCTAGTGATACAGGAACAATAATATTTACAGGAATATATATTTAAAATAATAAATGACAACACACGTTTTAACCCAAGAAGAACTTCAACAAGTTCAAAGTTTACAATCAAAAAGAGATCAATTAACAATTGATTTTGGCTACATTGAATTTAAAATTCAAGAATTGGAATTACAAAAAGAAACACTTATTGAAAGACTTTCTCAATTAAACTCCGAAGAAATTAAAGTTGGAAAAGAATTTCAAGAAAAATATGGTGAAGGAAGTATAGATATTGCTAAAGGAGAATTCACCCGTTTTATTTAATTTTTGACTTTCTCTGTAATATTTATTACGGAATAAAATCAATATAATTTTAAGAAAATGGCAGAAACATTAATATCTCCTGGCGTACTAGCACTAGAAAACGACAATTCCTTTATTACGCAGCAACCCGTAACAGTAGGTGCTGCTATTATTGGTCCAACAGTTAAAGGTCCTGTAGAAGTTCCAACAATTGTTACTTCATACAGCGATTACCAAAATAAATTTGGTACTACATTTTTAAGTGGTAGCCAAGTTTACACGTATTTTACTTCTATCGCTGCTTATAACTATTTTAACAATGGTGGTGAAACGTTATTAGTAGCTAGGGTTACTACAGGCAGCTTCACATCAGCCTTTACATCAGCATCTTCAGCAACACCATCACCAAATGGTTGTGGAATTTTAAATTCTGCTTCTTTATATGCTGGTACGGCTGCGTCTCAATCTTTTGTATTATCTACTATTTCCGAAGGTGTATTAATGAATAGTTCTTGCTCTATAGATTCTAGTGGTTCATTATCTCTTTCAGGCTCAACTGATAATATTAGATGGCAAATAGCAAATTCAGATACATCTGCTGGTACTTTTAGTTTGTTGATTCGTCAAGGTAACGATAATACTAATACTCCTATTGTTTTAGAAACTTGGACTAACTTATCAATGGACCCTACAGCTCCTAATTATGTAGCTAGAGTAATTGGTAACCAATATAGACAATATAATGCGGCGGATAATCAAGTTGAAGTAATTGGTGATTATCCTACAAATTCAAGATACGTTTATGTAAGCGCAGTTAATACTCCTACACCAAATTATTTTGATAATAATGGTAATCCTCAATCGTATTATACAGGTTCTATTCCTGCAAATGCTAGTGGTTCATTTACAGGAGCTACTGGTACTTTATTTGTAGCTACTAATGGAGGTGCTAAATATTATAATAATATAACTACTGGTGTAAATAATATCCAAGGTTTAAGTACAGCAAGTTATACTGATATGATTAATTTATTAGCTAATCAAGATGATTATCGTTTTAATGTATTATTAACTCCTGGATTATTTGCTTCTGAAGCTAATTTAGGTGCTTCTCAAGTAACTACAATTATCAATAACACCCAAAACCGAGGAGATAACATTTTTGTATCAGATTTAGTACCTTATAATTCAACCATTAACACTGTAACAGGTGCAGCAAATTCTAAAAATACCTCATATGCTGCTTCATATTGGCCTTGGGTTCAAACAATTGATCCAGATTCTGCTCAACTAGTATGGGTTCCGGCTTCAACAATGGTAGGTGGTGTTTATGCTTATAACGACAGCGTATCTGAACCTTGGTTTGCTCCAGCAGGTATTAACAGAGGTGGATTAGGTAATGTGGTAAGAGCTGAAAAGAAATTATCTCAAGCTAATCGTGATACTTTATATATAAATAAAGTTAATCCAATTGCTACCTTCCCAGGAACAGGAGTTGTAGTTTACGGACAGAAAACATTACAAACTAAAGCAAGTGCTTTGGATCGTGTAAACGTTCGTCGTTTGTTGATTGCTCTTAAATCTTACATTTCTCAAGTTGCTAATAACTTGGTGTTTGAACAAAATACAATCGCTACTCGTACAAGTTTCTTGAACCAAGTTAATCCATATTTGGAATCAGTTCAACAACGTCAAGGTTTGTATGCTTTCAAAGTAATCATGGATTCAAGTAACAACACACCAGATGTAATTGATAGAAATCAATTGGTAGGTCAAATTTACTTACAACCTACTAAGACAGCTGAATTCATTTACTTGGATTTTAACATCTTACCTACAGGAGCTACTTTCCCAGCATAATTTTTTAAAAACGGAATATTTATAACAAAACAAATAAATAAATAAAATGGCAGTATTAGATCCAAACGAAATATTTTTCACCGCCTTTGAACCCAAACAGGCAAACCGATTCATTATGTATATTGACGGTATACCAGCGTATGAGATTAAAGGTGTTGGTGCAGTTAACCTAACCCAAGGAACAGTACCTTTAAACCATATAAACGTTCAACGCTTTGTAAAAGGTAAAACTACTTGGGGTACTATTCAATTTACATTATTCGATCCTATTACTCCTTCAGGAGCTCAGGCGGTAATGGAATGGGTACGTTTACACCACGAATCAGTAACTGGTCGTGATGGTTATAGTGATTTCTACAAGAAAGATTTAACATTTGACGTATTAGGGCCTGTAGGGGATATCGTTTCAGAATGGATTATCAAAGGTGCTTTAATTACAGATGCTAACTTTGGAGATTATAGCTGGGATACAGAAAATACTGCTGTTAATCTCACAATGACAGTTCAACCAGATTATTGTGTGTTGAATTTTTAATAAAATTACAAGTACTATTGAAGAAGCTCGCATTTTTTGTGAGCTTCTTTTTTCTCTATATATTTATATAGGACAATAAAGTTATAACAAATAAAAATTATGGAAGAAAATAAATTTAAATTCCCTACCGAAATGGTGGAATTGCCTTCAAAAGGTTTACTTTATCCTGAAGGTCATCCTTTAGCATCTGGACAAGTTGAAATGAAATACATGACTGCTAGAGAAGAAGACATTTTAACTAACCAAAACTATATCAAACAAGGTATTGTAATTGATAAATTATTACAATCAATGCTAATTACTAAATTTGATTATAAAGATTTATTAATTGGTGATAAAGATGCTATTATGATAGCAGCCCGTGTTTTAGGTTATGGTAAAGATTACTCTTTTACTTATTATCCTGACTATTCAGATGTAGAAGAAAAATTAACTATTGATTTAACTCAAGTTAAAGAAAAACCATTAGTAGAAAAAAATATCCTTGAGAAAGGTAAAAACGAATTTTCATTTTTTCTTCCTAATACAAAAAATGAAATTACTTTTAAACTTTTAACTCATGGTGATGAAGGAGAAATAGATCAAGAAATTCAAGGATTGAAAAAAATTGATCCTAAAGGAAATTTTGAAGTTACAGCTCGTTTACGACAAATGATTTTATCTGTTAACGGTGATTATAGTAAAAAAACAATTAGAGAATTTATTGAATATGGTTTATTAGCTAAAGATTCAAGAGCATTAAGAGAATTTATTGGTTCTATTTCTCCAGGCGTTGATTTAAACTATAATTATGTATTTGATAATGGTGTAGTGGAGGACATCACCATTCCTATTGGTACTAGCTTTTTTTGGCCTGACGCCTGAATATAGATCTAATATCTTTACCCAAATTCATGAAATATTATTTTATGGAAAAGGTGGATATGATTATGAAACTGTATATAATATGCCTTTATGGCTAAGACGTTTTACCTATCGTAAAATTCAAGAATTTTATGAAAATAAAAATGAAAAAGTAGATACTGTAGAACAATCTATAAAAAATATGAAATCAGTGGGTGCTGTATCTAATAATAAAATTCAACCACCCACATATATTACGAAGGCATCTAAAAAATGATGCCTTTTAATATTTATAATAAAATTACTCTAAATGGCTGAACCAACTTTACAAGATTTAAAAAAACAGATTGAGGGATTAAAAAAAGATATTAAAAATCTTGGAGGAGAAACCTTTACTGATGTAAATAAAGCTATTGAAGCTATGGGAGGTGGTATAAAAGGCGCCCAAAAAGTAATTAAAAGCATGAGTGATGATGTTGAGGATTTAAGAGATACTTTTGGCACTATCTCTAAAACATTAAAAAACATAGTTGCTGATTTATCTGGAGGGGTTAATTATACTAAAGAAACAACAAAAGCATTTGATAGACTAGAAAATCTTACCCGAAAAATATCAGAACATAAAAAAGATGAAGAAGTTTTAACCGTTAAACAGTTAAAATCTATTCAAAAACAAACACAAGTAGAAGTTGATCGTTTAAAAGAAGTTATAAAATATGCGGATAAAACTTCGGAAGCATATAAAGAAGCTAATGATGCTTTAAATACAAAAACTGGCTTTTTAAGAAATATAAATGATTTAACTCAAGAAGAACTAGAAAAAGAAGAAAAAATTCAAAAAACTTTAGGAATCACAGGCCATGCTTTTAAAGGTATAGCAAAAAGTTTAGAACACATCGGTATTGAATCTGAAGCTTTTGAAGATTTAAATCAAGATTTACGAGAAGCAGCAAAAACTGGAACAGGTATCTCAGTTATAGGTGCTGGTCTTAAAAGTGTAGCTAAAGGAATAGGAGAAGCATTTAAAGATCCATTAGTTCAGTTAGCCGCTACTGCTAAATTATTTCATAGTATATTAGAATATGCTAATGAATTCAATGTAGAAACAGTAAAGATTCAACGTGGCCTTGGTTTAAGTTATAAAGAGGCCGAAAAAATGAATTTTGAGTTAGAACATATGGCTATCCATATGGGAAAAACTCATAAAGATGTTCTTGCTGCTAATTCTGAAATAAATGGTTTTTTAGGAACTAGTGTTTTATTAAGTGAAAAACAATTAAAAGACCAAGTTTTATTAACTAAAAATGCTGGTGTAGAGGCAGATGTAAGAGAAGGAATATTTAAATTTTCTCAATTAACTGGAAAAACTCAAGAACAAATATTTGATTCTATTGGAAAACAAAATAAAGGTGTTTTAAGTAATAAGAAAGTATTAGCAGAAGTAGCTAAAACATCAGGTCAATTAGCAGCACAATATAAAAATAATCCGGATTTAATAGGTAAAGCCGTTGTTCAAGCACAAAAGTTAGGAATGACTTTAGAGCAAACGAAAAAAATATCAAGTAGTTTATTAAATTTTGAAGATTCTATAGCTGCTGAAATGGAAGCTGAATTATTAACCGGTCAAGATTTAAATTTAGAAAGAGCAAGAGGTTTAGCTTTACAAGGTGATACAGCAGGTGCTGCTGAGGAATTAATGAAAAACTTAGGTCCTAACGGATTAGCCAAATTCCAGAATATGAATGTAATTCAACAAGAAGCTTATGCTAGAGCGTTAGGTATGAGTGCTGATGAATTAGGTGATTCTTTAGTTAAACAAAAACAACTTGCTTCTATAGATAAAGATCAAGCAGCTGCTTTGAAGAAAAGAGTACAAGAATTAAAAAATGAAGGACAAATTGAAAAAGCTAATCAGCTAGAAAAATTAGGATTAAAAGGTGAAGACGTAAAACTATCAGAACAACAATTAGATGCTAACGAAAGCCTAACCGAAGAATTTGAAAAAGTAAAACAATCTTTTATGAAATTTCTGGTTGGTCCTGTTTCTACAGCTATGAATTTCTTTTTAAATACAATAAAAACTATTAATGACTCTCCAATATTAAAAGGTTTAGTAGCAGCTACGGGTTTAGCAGTTACAGCCGCTGGTATCCTTACAGTTGGAAGAAGTATTGCAGCAGCATTTTCAAAACCTAAACCTACAGGTAAATCTAATGATCCTATTTCTGTTGATGTAGTTGGTGGGGGTGGTGCTGGAGGTGGTGGTAGAAGTAGTAGAAAAAGAAGTAAAGGAAAAAGATCAAAATTGGGTAAAATAGCATCAGTGGCTTCAAGTATAGGTTTAGGAGAAATGATAGGAGATGAAGAAGGAATAATAGATAGCGTATTAGAAGGAGCTGAAGACATGTCATCAGGAGGTGAAACCCCAGTATCTAAAAAAGCAACTCCCCCACGAGATCCAAAAACAGGGCGATTCATGAAAAAAGGTTCTAAGGGTTTACTTGGAAAAGGAGGTAAATTGCTTAAAGGCCTTAAAGGAGGTATTGGTGGATTAATAGCATCAATAGCAGTAGATGCTGCTGCAGATGCTGCTAAAGAATCAGGAAATAAAGGTTTAGGCAAAGGATTAGATGTAGCTAGTGGTGCTTTATCCGGAGCAGGAACAGGTGCCATGATAGGTTCTATTATTCCAGGTATAGGTACAGCTATTGGAGGTGCTATAGGAGGTTTAATTGGTGGAGGAATGGCATATTTTGGAGATGAACCTGAAATGGCTGTAGGAGGTATTGTTAATAAACCTACTCGTGCCCTTATTGGAGAAGCAGGTGCAGAAGCAATTGTTCCTCTTGATAAATTTTATGCTAAATTAGATGAACTTATTTCTGTTGTAAAAGCAGGAGGACATGTATACTTAGATGGAACCAAAGTAGGTACAGCAATGAATGTAAGCACTTATAGAGTTCAATAACTTTAATATTTATAACAAAAATACAACTATGGGATTATTAGACAAATTACAAACCGCAGGATCAAATCTTTCAGCTTATGATGGAAAAAACCCAACCCAATATGATGGTGTATCTCAATACCAAGAAGATTTAGCTAAGTCACAATTAGACTTGGATGGTAAACAACCTTTAGTTTACGACAGACAATCTAATTATGATACAACTTTAGCTATTTCTCAATTGGATTTAAATGGATTAACTCCTAAAGTAAACGGAAAATTGCCTTATTTAGATAACTTACCTAGATAATAATGGGTTTAATTGACCTTAAAACGGATCTTAAGTCCCTAAGATATGGGAATGACAGGGTATATGGAGGTAATAGTGGTCAACCATATATTACTAACAACATCCCTGATGATATTTCTCCCTATATAGGAACAACAGATTTTTTATTAAGGGGAGGTATAAATATAGTACGAGACTCAGCAACAGATGTTTTACGTTTAGGTAAAATGTTTGCTGATATTAAATCCCCAAACGGATTACTTTTTATAGCTAAACAACAATTATTATCACGAACAGCAGTTCGTACTCAAACTAGTGGCATATTAAATGAAGGTATTTATTCACCATTAAATACATTGGCTGAAGCCGGTTTAATAGCGTTTGGTGGTCATTTAAACAAGCAAGGTATAAATCCGTTTGCAGAAACAGGAGCATACGCTAATAACAATAATTTATATTTTAGTAAAGTAAAACCTAATCCTAATGCTCCTGAGGAATCTACATTAACCAACAGACTTGTTAAAATCTATAATGAAAAACAAGTAGTAAAAAATCTTAATCCTAACGTGTTAACATATACTGGAGGACCTGGTTCTATTTTAGGTATAGGAAACACTAATATTAGATTTTCAGACCAAAGAACAGGAGTAAATAATGCTACATCTATTACTACTCAAAAAATAGTAACTCCAAGTGATTATTTAAAAAACTTAGGAAGTATATTACCCTCAACAATCCCAGGATTGTCAGGAAAATACTATAGATTAACTAATCAATATTTAGAAAATGGATTTAATTCTGAAGGATTATCTTTTGGTACCTATAATTTTAATGTTTATGAACCAGCAACAGAAGGTAATACATGGCCTAAAAATAGTCCATTAATTAACCAACAAAATACATATACATACAACCAAAAAGATATAATTCAAACTGAAACTAATAAAGATAATATTGCTACTCCTAAAGTTCAAGATTTTAGAGCAATTTTAAGATCTAAATTAGGAGCAGGAACACAAACCCAAAAAACAGCAAATGAATCAGGAGCAACAGCTAGGTCTTTAACTTATGATATTGGTGGTGCTGCTAATTTTACTCAACGAGTAAATATTGGAGACCCAGGACAACGAGGTAATAATAGTTATTATAACTATGCTGCTGGTGTTCGTGATAAACAAGAAAATTCAGCATATGGAAATATTGCTAATATTATAGGTGTTGGAGATAGTTCATTAAATCAATTTGGTTTAGATAAAATAAATTCTTTACCTATATACAGGAGTGACTCAGTAACTACAGATCCAGTAGTAAATGATTTTGTAAAATTTAGAATAGCAGCTATAGATAATGATAGTCCTGACTTTAAAACATTTATGCACTTTAGAGCATTTTTAGGATCTATCTCGGATTCTTATACTGCTAATTGGAATGGTTTTAGTTATTTAGGAAGAGGTGAACAATTCTATACTTATGGTGGATTTACTAGACAAATTTCGTTATCTTGGACTGTAGCAGCTCAATCAAAAGAAGAGCTTATTCCAATGTATAAAAAACTAAACTATCTTGCCTCAACATTAGCACCAGATTATAGTCCTAATGGCTATATGAGAGGTAATTTAATACAGTTAACTATTGGTGGTTATTTATACGAACAACCTGGTTTTATAACTGGGTTAACATATGAAATGGGTGAAGAAAGTCCTTGGGAAATAGGGATTGGATCAGTTGATGGAACCGAAGATGGAACAGTAAAAGAACTTTGCCATATAATTAAAGTAACAGGATTTAATTTTACTCCTATTCACAAATTCATCCCAAGAAAACAAGAACTTACCTTTAGCACTAATGCTGTTGGTACAGATGGAGAAGATACAGGATTTGTACAAACTTATGGAAACCAACAATTTATAGCATTAGCGAATGGTCCTGGTAGTGATAATAATAACTATAATAACGATGATACTTCTGTAGCTGTAGCTGATACAGCAGCACAAAGTGCTGCTCAAGCAAGACAACAAGCAGCTTTAGAAGGAATAACTAGAAGAGGATTATAAAATGAATAGATATCAAAACATTCCAAAAACAAGAATCAACGGAAAAGAGGCATATGTAACTTCTCGTTATCCTGAGGTTCCCTTATCTGAAAATGATATTTACGTTTATACAACTCAAGGAGACAGATTTGATATTTTAGCACAACAATATTATAAAAATAGTTCACTTTGGTGGGTCATTTCTATTGCCAACACAGGTAATGCTGGAGCTGGAACTTTAGTAAGTTTACCCCAAAATAGTTTAATAATTCCCGAGGGAATACAAATTAGAATTCCTTCAAATTATGCTAATATAATAAGAAATTTTAACGCAATAAACGCCTAATTATGTCTAATATAGTAGGAGAAGGTTTTAATGAAGTAATTATAAAACAAATTGACCAACGTCAAAAAGTATATGGTTCTGTAAATAGA